TCTTTGTTTGATGTTGTGCCTGAAGCTGAAGACATCTTTGCGAGACAGTCTAGAATTTTGGACGTACAGGACAACATAGCACAGAAGGCTGCTAAAGAGGCGCAGGGAGCTGTAGGACGCTACGTTCAAGAGTTGGGCTTAGATAAGTACGTAGGTGAAACTATATCAAGCCAGTTACTTAATATCGCAGCTACGTTGGGTTTAGGTGTTGGAATGGCTCCTATTGTCATTGTTAGAAGAGCAATGAAATCAGAGACACCTGCTAACATACGTGCTAAAGTGTCTTATGCTCTCAACGATATTTTTAAAGAAATAGAGAAAGGCTTGGCTAGGACAAAAGATCCTGTGACTAAGAAATCTCTTTTAGCCCAGAGAGCAATCGTGTACTCTGCATTTAGAGCAGCGGGTGAGCAGATCATTGCTGAAGCCGAACAAGAGCAGGAAGACAAGTAATGCCTAGATTATCTCAAAACCTTTATCCTGATTTTCGTACAGATGGTGGTGGAACTGTACCTGCCGTTGAAAGACAGCGTGAAGAAGGGCAGATGTATGAGCTAGGAGAAATCACTGCGCCTGAGTTTTACTTAAGATCATTAGGTAATGTATCGGACGCCACATTAGGCACTATCGCAGAAAAAACTGTTGGACCTGCGATGGAGGCAGCAGGTAGTCTCTTTCCTCCTTTGGGGATCATTGCAGAACCTGTGACACGGCCTATTGCAGCCACAGCCGAACAGTACCCACGTATGGCTAGGAACGTCGGCGCGGGTCTTTCTGCTGCTGACTTGGGTTTGTTTGGCTTAGGATCAGCCATGAGGCAAGTAGGGTCCAACATTGTAGACCAGAGAACAGGAAGGCTCTCTGGACGAGGCATGGAGTTAGCTTCGTTAGACAACTACATAGATAATTTTTATGGGATATATGAACCAAGCGCCACAAACCCTAAACAAGCAGGAGCCTTTGGGGGTTTAACGGACAGGGAAAAGCGTCTTGAAACATCGATGTATGACGCTAATTCACGTTTTAACAGTTTTTTAGATTTCGCTGAAAACGGAATGCTGGTTCCTGATTCGTTGCGAAAAAAGGTTAGACAGTTCCGCAAAAGAATTGGTCAAGATACACTAAAAACAAAAGATTTTGAATCATCAAAAGAATCAAGAGCAATGGTTGCAAAACTAAGCACTGTTGCTAATTTTGCACAAGAAGGTTTTAAAAGGACTGTTAAGGACTTGTTTAGCCCTGAATCTCGTGCTTTATTCAGAGAGCAGGGTCTATCCGAAACCGGAAGACGTATTATTGAAGCACACATGATTGGCTCTAAATTTGCAGATAGTCCCGAAGGTAAAAAGATTTTACAAGAGATAGCAAAGAAACAACAAGAATATAGAGCATTAGACAAACCCGGAGGCAGACGTACAGAAAGACATTTAGAGCTTGATGAAGAAATACGACAATTAGGTTCTCAATTGCCCGATAGAGGTATTCCAAAAGCCGTGGCAGAAGCCATCTACCAGATGCACATTGGTTCACAGGCAGGTAGGCGTGGTGGTTTAAACGAAGGGCTTGCACAGATTGCTTTAGAGTCCTTTGTTGAACCTTATAACGCCTACCAAAGAGGTACTTTATCTTCTTGGTTCCTTAAAAACAACCAAGCGTCCAGCGACAGATACGATGTCTCCTTTTCTGAAAACGTATCTAGTAAACTAGAGCAAAACATCCTTAACGCACATAGAGACGCGCTGGGTGAGGCAGGTGTTCCTGCTCTGGTTGTGATGAAAAGAGCAGCAAAAGGACAAACATCTGGTAATCATTTCTTCGATTTAACAAGTACTAGAAAAGAAGGTTCTCCTGCATACAAAATCAACAACGCTTTTAAAGCCTTAGAAGGCACTGAAATAACTCAAGGGACTCTGCTTGACGAACTAAGAAGACAAAACCTGACTATAACAGGCAGAGACGAAAGCGGTAAGGTCTTCTTTTCCGGTAACACTACGGGGTCTGCTATTGTTGAAGGCGGTATTCATGTGTCTGGTTACGTAAAACCTGACGGCACAACCGCGCTGATTATGTCGGACGTTCACGACTTCTTTGAAAACATCAAACCAGTTAAAGCCGCGACAGATCGTATCATACCTAACTCTCTGATCGCAGTTACTCCTCCTATCTTCAAGAACTTTAGAGATCCCGAAGCTGGCATCTCAAACAAAGCGCCTGTTGAAAAAGACTCGCAGGCTGTTGACGTAGACGCTGCTCTAGAAAAGATAGCTACTGCTAAACCGACTAGAGAAACAGTAGCTGCAGAGCGTATGCAGGATCGTGGTGGGATGTTGATAGGCGCCGGCTTGACTTCAGCGGCTGCTAAAGACGAAGAAGAACAATAGGGGCCAATTAAGGCCCCTTTAGTTTCACACTTCACACACCCCGGAGACACACGCTAACTGCTGTGCACCTTCGGTCATGTCACTAGCCTCCACGATGTCCCACTCAATGTTGTCTGGGAACTCCTTAGCAAGCGTCTTGTAAGTCTCAAGATCCACAGGCTCATAGGGCGCTTGTTGGTACGTGTGTTCTGAGTAAGGTAGAAAGCTAATGCCACTCACCTTGTCGAACTTGTTGTACAGCCATTGTCCCACCTCAAGGAACTCATCGTCCCTATAGTAGCACGTCATGGAAGGCTTGTGTTCACACCAGTGGTCCTGATACATCTCCCATAGCTCAAGCTGCTCCATAGCACCCATGTCAGAAGCCACTACAGCGCCTTTGGGGGACTTGATGGGAAAGGAGAATACCTTAGTACTGGGTGACATCACGTCGTCCTCTACAGGCACTCCTGAAGCCTCAAGCACAGCACACAGTGGGTCTCGTGCGTCTGCTCTTACTCGTCGAATGTACTGATCTGAGTATCTAGGATGTATGCCAGATGCAGAATCAACCAATTGGCTAACAGTACCGGAAGGCTTAACAGCAGTAATGGCAGTGCTAGTGCTAATGCCAAGCCTCTCAGCCCATTTGCGGTTAGTCTTAATAGCTTCCTTCTTAAGCTCTTGTAGCCAGTACTTGAGTTCATCTTTGCTCTTCCTCCCCGACATCACTGGGTGATCCATGATGCCAGTCAGGGACACGCCAAGTAATGCCTCTTCTTTTGTGTTGTCACTCCAGATCTTACGCAGGTATCTGAAGTCGGTTAGTGTTGCTTGCAGAGTGCCAAGGATAGTTGCACTTCGTACTTTCCGTCGGAGACTGTCGAGACTATCGGTTGCCCTGATGACAACTTCTGATAAGTTGCAGAACTGATACGGTCTGAGGATGATTTCTGAGCATGGATTAGTGCCAAAATCAAAGGTAGCATCTCTTCGTTCATTCTTTGCAGCTTGTCGTTGACTTGCGACGCGACTGAAAACACCCCGTTCACCTGATCTGGACTCATACAAACTTTTCCACTCGTTCAAAAATGCTTCAAAATCTGGCTTCTCTGTGTAGCAAGCAGAGTTGTTAGCCAAGCCGCGCTGTGGATTATCTACCCACCACTGCCCTGATTTAGCTCTTCTTATTCTATCGTCAGTGAGGTTACTGAGACTGATGAGAGCACTTCTTCGGACTCCCCCAACGACGACGATCTGTGCAATCTTACAGCAGATATCGTGACATTCGATGGAACTAAGCTTTCGTCCAGCAGCTTGGCGAAAGACATCGATTGTGAATTGAAACAGGTCAACAAGAGGTTCTGGACCACTTGCTCTACCTCCGAAGGTTTTAAGTGTTGCCCCTGCAGGTCTAACTCCAGATACGTCCCACTTTGGAACTTGGCCACTAAAGAGCATTGCGATAAGCTCGCGGTATGCTTTTGCCCACCCAATCTTGCTGTCAGCGACGTGTACAACGGTATCTGTATCATGGAACTCCTCTGCGACTTCTGGTAGCTTTGTGATGTACTGACGTTCCACACTGAAGCCGACACCAGTGCCACACATGAGGACGTACATCATCTCGTCAAATGCTTTGGGGTGGTCAATGGGCAAGTAGGAGCAGTTGAAGCCAGCTACATTGTCCCTGTCCAGAGCCTCACCAGCGGTCATCAAGGCTCTCATGCTGGGCATTACGTCCAGCTTGTAGATGTCGTCATAGAGTCCTGTAGCTTCCTTACGTGTGATCTTCTCTTTGTTGACCCAGAAGTCAAGGTAGCGGTTGACTGTCTCTAGCCATGTCTCCCTGCGCTGCTCTTCTGGTAAGTATCTGGCGTATCGGGACTTGTGTATGTACTGTTGATATGCGTCCATTAGATTTCGTAGTCTCCTCGTGTAATTAGCGATAGTTTAATTTGGTCCAGCAGGAAGTACAGCTGGTGTGTGTTGAGGTTCGTAGAGATGACAACGTAGTCGTCTGACTTGACTATGCAGAAGGCGTCCTCATAGCTGTCTAAATCCTCCACTGAAGAAATAGCCCCAAATACCGTTGATACTGGTAGTTTCTCATCCTTGTCTCCGAAGTGTCCTTCAATTACTTTCATTAGATTAGCTCCTGTATCAACCTGTCTATGTACCAGCGACACTTCCTGAGATCCTCTACGGGTTTGTTCTTGTAGGTGTAGCGCCAAAGATACTTCACTGCATTGCCCTTGAGATACCCTCTGAACTCTGTGTCCGTCATGGAGGCTTTGATACCGTCGATTGCTTCGATCCCTCCTTTGTTGTAATGCTCCGGTTTAGACACATTGTCCCACTCAACTACCGTAGCATTATCAATACTCATCTTCGTCCTCCTCTTCATCCACCAGTTCCTCTTCAAACCTGTCCAAACGATTAATCAGTTTGTCTTCAAAGCGATCCATGAGTTCTTCCGATGATATCTCCAGTGCCTCTAACAAGTCATCTGGGTCATAGACACGCAGTATCCTTTCCTTGATTTCATCCATTGTTAGAGACATCGCTAATCAACTCCTGAAGTGTATCTATAGTATACCACATAATTTCTTCTTTGTCACACCATTGTGCCATTGTCATCGTGGCTCCTTTCCTAATCTTCTTGTTGGGGTGCATCAGGACGAACACTAGCCTCTGGTCTTCTGGTAGGCTGTCCCTGACACTCTTGTACTTCTTTGTGTCTCCGTCCCTGAAGAACCCCTTGCACTCCACCAGCGTCCCTGTAGCTTCATGTACGAAGTCCGGTTTGTAGTTCCTATGGATTGTGTAGGGTACTGTAAACGGCTCATACAGGAAGCCATGGAGATGCTGTGACACATCCTTTTCAAACTTACTACGGAAGCTCAATTTCTGGAACCTTCGGCTCATTTACTACCTCTACTAAATAACGTGGACCTGATGAATATGCGAAGCCTCTTACTTGAGGCCAACACTGCTTTTTGTAGGCACAATATGAGCATCCGACGGCGAGTTTCTGGTTGCCACTCTTTCCATCTGCGATAGATTCGTAGCAGACTTCTGGCGGTGTCGGCTGCTCCACTAGCTTTTTTATGTGGTCAATCCTGTCCTCAATGCTGTAGGAGATCAGGTCATACACAGGCGCTTGTGTGTCCTCTGAGTCATACATGAGGTAAGTCAAGTGACCATTCTGCTTGTCCATAGCAAGCCAGCCAAACTTGGTTGCACCTTCTGCATGTGCGTATCCTTTGATCTGCGCTATGTACCCAAACGGATCATCATAAGCCAGTGACCCATCTTTGAACTTCCTGAACCCATACGTGGACACTGACTTGACATCGGTAACGATACCGTCAATCTTGCAGTCCATGTGTCCCTTGATCCCGTTGACTTCACACACCTTCTGCTCGTCAGTCACCTCGTGTCCAGCTGCACGAGTCAGGAAGAGCAGTAGCTCCTCAATGAGATGACCATAGAGGAACTTCACGTAAGTGTGTGGTGGTATTACTTCACTGGGTTCCACTTCGTTAAATAAGTTCCACAGGTATCGATCTTCGCGCCCAATGTTGGACATACGGAGTGTTCTGTTGTCCCGCTTCTTCTGCTCACCGAACTCCTGACGCATCAGGTCCTTGACGTTCTCGCCAAACTGCTCTATTGCAGCGTCGATGTCCACTCCTTCTTCTACCTCTTTGGTTGACACTACTTTGTAGATGTCGTCTACTAGGTTGTATATGTTTTTCATGTTGTTTCCTTAGTGAGTCTCTGCCCAAGTTGTGCCGACCTTGTACTCTCCGTCGAGTGGACATCTGAGGCCAAATTCCAAACCCGCCGCCTTGAGACACTCAACTGCGAGCCACCCATACTTCTCTGCTTGTTCTTCTGCAACCTCTGCCTGAACTTCGTCATGTATGTTCCCTATGAATTTGTAGTCGATGTTCCACTGCTTTGCGTAGTCATCGAGGATCACTAGTGCTTTCTTCATCACGATGGCACCAGCGGCTTGCAACAACGTGTTCAATGCAGCATGCTCGGATCTGACGTGAAGCTGCCTTCCGTCAAGTCCTTTAAGATAGCCTCTCCCAGCAGCTCTGATAACTCGTTCTCGTAGACTTTCAAGAGCAGGTGTATTTCGTAGAAATCTCTGCTTAAGCTTTGCGCCATCAGATGCGCTTCCTCCGACGATACTTCCAATTTTAGCTTCTCCTGCTCCGTAAAGGAAAGCATAGATGAAAGTTTTTGCTTGAGGTCTAGTTTCAAGTCCAGCAGCCATCTGGTTTCTTGTGTGTATGTCTTCAGTGAGGAGGACATTTGTAAACTCCTTGTCATTCATGTAGTGAGCCAGCATCCGCAACTCAAGTCCACTAGCGTCAAACCCCACCAGCTTCTTACCTTCTGGTACAGTCCAGCATGAGCGACACTCGTGTCCGTATGGACTGTGGCTTGCTGGGACTTGTGCCATGTTGGGTGACTGGTGTGTCATACGTCCAGTGACTGCACCATTGCTGATGACGCGACCGTGGACTCTACCGTCGTCCTGCACATGGTCTAGCCATGAGTGGACCTGTGCGTATCTCTTCTGTAGCATCAAGTACTCACTGACGACTCTAGCCTCTGGCAAGTCAATAGTGTCTAGGACAGCTTCGTCTACGATAGGATTGCCCTTCTCCGTAGTCTTCGCAAAGACCACACCAAGCCCAGATAACCTCTTCGCAATCTGCTGTCTAGACCCGACATTGAAAACTTCAACCCTGTCCTTAAGGCGCTTGCCAGTCTTCTCAGACCACCTCTCATGGATAATCGGTGGAAACTTCTCCTGTAACTCCTCTTCGATTTCATTCATCCTCTCCTTGAATGTAGCACACAGTTCATGTGCCAGTTGTTGATCCAAAACCCACCCATTGCGTTCCTGCTGCTGCACGATGCACTGGACCTTGTGTTCCAGCTTGATGGACTCAGCTGAGAAGTCCTTCATCTCCTGCTTCAGTTTCTGATGGACTGCTGCTGTGACTTTCACGTCCTGTATGCAGTAGTCAATCATCTCTTGAGACAGCTGTGACCAGTCGTCATGGTCCCCTTTTGGGAAGCCCAACTCGTTACCCCAGTTCCTCAGTGAGTGTCCGCCTGACTTACTTGGGTCACACAAACGTGACAACACCAGTGTATCAATGATCCTCTCAGACGCCACTGAGACGCCCCAGAGACGTTCTAGGACTGGCATATCGTAGCCTATTAGGTTGTGCCCAACGACGCTCACAGAGCTTCTGAGAGCCTCTCGTAGCGTTTCTGGTGTCGTGTGTACCTCCACATGGTCATTTTCCATGGTAACTACGCACCAAATGGTGTCAGGAGTCAAACCGTTGGCTTCCAAGTCCAGATAGATCATGATAAGTCACCAAATAAGTCGTACTGTCTTACTTCTTCTGGTTCTTTATTTACGTTGTTCAGATAGTCCTTGTCCTCTACTGTTTTCTTTCGATGGCAATTGGCACAGAGTATGACACACTTCTCCAGCTCCTCCATGATTGTTGACCACTTGTACTTGTACGCCTTGTTCATCCCAAACTTCTTCTTTGACCTGTCGATGTGGTCGAACTCCAGAGCCTGTGGTATCTCGTTGTATCCACAAACACTACAGCCTTTCTCCATTTTGTACTGCTGGAGAAACTCAATCTTCTGGTCAATATGAGGTCTGCCTCTGTGCGTAGGCTTCATTAGAAGTCGTCCCCAATGTGTGGGTTGGGTACTTCAGCTAGGCGACCTGTTGTGCGATCATAATTAAGCCAACAAGCAGGACCAGTTTCACCAGTGTAACGATTCTTGAGGACACGTACTGTTGTTGTATTCCTGATGTCTTCGTTCTCATGCTGCTGATCCCGCTCCATGCCTATCACTATGTCGGACAACTGTGCGATTGCTTGTGACCCACGTAACTCACCCAAGCTGATCTGAGCGCCATCTTCATGAGCTTTGCCCTGTGATCTGCGTAGGTGTGACACGAGAAACAAACAGATGCCGGTCTCAGCCACGAGTGTCCTGAGCTTAGTCATGATCTCGTCAATCGCCTTACGCTCGTCACCCGACTCTTGAGACGACACAACGATGCTGAGGTGATCCAAGATCACAAACTTGCAGTCCAGAGCTTTCGCCATGTACCGTACTCGTGCTAACAAGTTGTCAGCCGAAGTTGAACCCCAGTGGTCAAACAAGTAGTACCTGCCTGTGCCTAGCGTGTCTTCCCAGAATGGACGCAAGTGTTCAACTGGCGTGTCTTCCTCTAGGTGTAACGGTCGGTTAGCCGATACTGACATGATCCCCAGCGTAGTCCTCGATAGGTCCTCCTCAAGAGCCAATACACCGATGTTGCCGCTGCAACGCTTGAGTAGGTCGTACTCGATCTCACGTATGAACTGACTTTTACCCATGCCGCTACCACTGGTTATTGTCACTAGCTCATACGGTCTGTGACCACGAGTAAGCTGATTCAAGCCTTCCCACGGGTACGGTGTGGACTTGACTTTACGCTTCTCAACCAGTGCTTCCCATGTGTCCACGCCAGCTACAATACCGTCAGGTCTGTAGATCTTGGCGTTCCACCATGCCTGTGTGAACTCCTTGACTTTGTTCGCCATGAGCATATCACTGGCGTCCTTGAGTGGGAGCTTGACGATCTTCAGCTTGTTGGGGCTAAAGATGTCCTTGACTTGATCGACTGCTGCGTCACCGGCTTTGTCGTTGTCGAAGCACAAGACCACCTGCTCGTAACCTTCGATCCACTCCAGCTGCTCCTTGATCTCCTTGGCTGCGTTGGCAGCACCGGATCGTAAGGAAACTACGTCCCACTTCCTGCCGGACATCTCGAATACAGCCAGAGCGTCCAGCTCACCCTCTGTGATAGTTAGGTATCGGCTAGATGTGCATTTGTTCTGACCAAAAAAGCCAACTCCGGTTACGTCACCAGTAGTGTGGAAGTTCTTGGTCTTCACTTCGCGTACTTTTGCTGACCCTACTTCATTTGTGTCGATTTTGTAGTAGGGGTAGTAGTGCTTGATGATCTCACCCGTGGTTGAGTACTCCACAGTCACACCAAAGTGACTACAAGTCTCCTGTGAGATCCTGCGTTGGGGTATTGCCGCTACTGTGCCTCCCATGCTAAGGCGACATGCTTTAACTGGTGCTGCTTCAGTTATTTGTGTTATCATGTTACCGCCGTTTACGTGATGGTTGCACCCAGCGGCGAAGCAATGTGCTCCACCGTCTGAGTAGATGGCTAGGGCATCCGAAGAACCGCACTTCGGACACCCCTCGTGCTTAACGAAAGCCGCCACTAGAAGTCTCCAGTGTCACCTTCAGTCATCTCGGCTTCCTCCAAGACCTTGACTGCCTCCAGATACGTAGCCACCCCGTGTACAGGATGAGGTTGTCCCAATACGTACTTCAAGCGTACCTTTGAGTTGTACGGAACTTCACCGTTGTAGCGATTGCCCTCTGCGTCAAACCGTTTGATTTCAAACTTGGACTTGAACTTACGCTGCTTAGCGCCTTGGTAGTCCTTGATTTTGACACCCTGTGCTGCTAGTGAGGCTGCGTCATCTTCTGACAACGTAATGGTCATGGAGTACGCACCAGTGTCCTGTCCATTGAATACGTCATGCTGCGTTACGTTGCTGAAGTTTACTACGCCTTCGATTGTCGTTGCTTGTGCTGCCATATGGAATAATCTCCGTTTATCGTCTTTTGTTTTAACCTAGAGTTTGTCTAGATGTACTAATATTATACCACGGTTCGCCACCCGTGTCACGCCCAACGTGCACAAATTGGCTTGTACACTCGTTTACGTGAGCAGATCATGGACCATGGATTCATGTAGGTGCAGTTGAACTCCTGAGTAGGAACTACACGCATGTCGGTGCAGTACTCTGCATCACTAGCTCTACTAACGCAGCCAGTAGCCATAAACATAAGTAAAACTAAAGTTAGCTTCTGTAGTACTCCTGTTGTACTACTGTTGTACTTCTGTTGTCTACTACTACAGTCTACTTCTTTAGTTTTATACTTAAGTAATGACATAGGTACTACTTTAGTAGAGGGTATCATAGTTGTCCTCCGTTGTCAAGTGTTTTCTTGTGAAGTCATCAAAAAAACTATCGTCCTCCCATTCGCAAGCTTGTGAACTGTTGTAGCAGATATTGCATAGGTCGTAGAAGTCACCATTTGGGTCTTTACGTGTCAACTCTGCGTCCTCTAGGATCTCATTACACGCCTTACATCTCATTTTTAACTTCCTCTGAATAACTATAGTAAAATCTGTCTCTGTGTAACCTAAGTAGGTCAGTAGGTATCATGGACCTGTATTTCTCCCGAAGGAGCCTCTTCAGTACAAACTGCAGGTCACCGAAGTTAAGATTGTGCATCTCATCGATGGCCAGATCGTCAGCCATACGCTCTACATCGGTATCAGTTACGTAGTGATCGAGTATTTCTTCAGTCATCTTCGTCGTACTCCTTATGTACTTTATCTACGTTTATAATCAGTGAATAAACTATGAAAAAAAGAACCGTAGGTAACCACGCAGGTACGGTCATGAGTAGCATTAATGCTTGTTTAAGTTTCTTCACCGTGGTTCTCCTTTAGTGCGTCCCAGCTAGACATCAATGGTATCATACTGCTCACCTTCTCGTCAATCAGATTAGCCACTAGTCGGCACTCTAGCTGTGCATCAGGTGCTGACCGTAGATTCACCACTCGTGCAAAGGCTGCTAGTGATCCAGTCCAGTACCACTCTGTCATCATGGACTGAGGCAGGACCATGCGAGCCTGCTCTGGTGCTATGTGCTTCTCTTCGACCATTTGCTGGTACAGTTTCTCAGCTTGTGTCATGAGATCCCAGTACTCCATGAAGACCAGAGAGTCCCGTTCTAGGACTTCATCAGATGACCCTTGCTTTTTATCGTCTGCTCTGATCCTCCACAGTTCCGGATTGTAGAACTCTGGTGGGTCATCGACGTATCTCCGGCTCACTTCGTTCCACACCAGCCCCACCTGATGTTTCACTAGCTGCCTAGCGACAAACACAGGTGCTTTGATCCTAAATTGCAGCTGTACGTGCCCAAATGGGGTCCAGTGATTATGCTTGGCTAGGTACTTAATCAGCCTCACGTCGCCCTCTGTGAGCGTCTTGTGGTGTTTCTGGAAAGATACACGGGCTGCATTAGCCACCGTTAGGTCATTCCCCATGCTGTTCAACAACTCTACTTCTACGCTACTCATAGTGCTCTATCTCCTGCTATGCCTATGAAGCACATCACTAGTATGGTCATGGCTGCGACCATTGAGCCTATGACCACAAGGTCGAGTAGGTCCCTGTCAGTACTCACGTAGCCATCTCTGAAGTCTTCATAGATCATTCGTATCTCTGCCGCTGTCCAATTGTATAGCCTTTTGAATATGTTCATACGCAATTTATCCATTCGTCCTTAATCACTAGTTTAACTGTGACCTCACCATCGGGGTAAGTTTCGTAGGCTTCCTTAAGTTTGTTCCTCAAGTCTAGCCACGTCTTTAACTGCTGCTCCTCTCCTATGTCATAGTCTCTGTATCCAGCGACATAGGCCAAGCGAGTGATGCCGATGTCTTCTATAGTTTTGTCCTCGTTAATTTTGTAGTCCTTCGTATAGGCTTCTAAATAATAATCAGCCATTGTTTCGTTTATGTGTACTTCTACAGCCATTGTGGTTTCTCCCTGTTAGTCCATTCCATTTTGATCTCGTTTCGTCTCGCTTTGTAGTACTTGCGGTACGCTTCCACAACATCATCTCCTCTACACTCTTGATGATCACCGAAGCATTGCGGTGGATCTTCCCATGGCAGATCTGGCAGTGCTTCGGGTACGTGTCGCAAGTATGGCAGAATCTCACGTTCCGTCTTGTGGATCTTGCCATAGCGGTGCGTATACTCTGCAAACATTGCCTCTAGGTACTCTAAGCCGTATTTGTAGGCAATCTGAGACGATCTGAGCCACTTTGTGCATGGGTGGTTAGCATGGGCCATCTTGTACACAAAGTCCGCCTGTGGCGTCTCTAAGAGCCTGTGACAGCTACTGAGCATTTGTGCCTGTTCAAGCGGCTGTTTGACCGAATGTGAATTACAGAGCCACGCTGCAGACTGCTTCGGATCTCTGCTTAGGATAAATTGATTCATCGTCTGCGCCTCGCTGTATCTTCGTCAGCCCATAGCCACTTGTGATCGTCTAAGCATTGTAGCATGTCCAGATACTCACGATTGCTGACATCCTCATTATGCTTCGGTACGCCATTGATCTTTAGATCCTCGAATACATAATCATCACCGTCATGGTTCAGATAAAAGCTGTACTCATCGCCAGTGTAGCCGCTATAAAACTCATGGTCATAGCCTATCATTGATTTAACCTCCGGTTTTGTTCTCGGTCCAATATTCGCATGGCCTGCTGCAGCTTGTCAACGTCATCGTGAGAGCGTCTGCCGTCATGCTGTAGTTTGTACATGACAGCCCATGCGTTCAGTATTTCTTCCCGTGTTGGCTCGATCATTTTCATGCTCAATCCTCTATCACCATTGATTGCTGGAAATCATACGACATCGAACCAGCCGATTGATACACCAGATCAGCAATCTCTGGGTAGTCGTGTTCCATCTGTTCTAGCTTCTGATAAGCGAAGATATCATTAGTTTTCATGGTTCGCTTCACTAGGTCTAGGTACTCTCTGATTAACTCATTCACTATGCTGTCTCCTCCTGGCCTAATTCTTTCAGTAGATCTTCGATGCGCTCTTTACGCAGTTCCAGTAAACCACGAGCGCCTCGGATCTGCTCTTTTAGATCCCATATCTGACCCCGTAATTCCGAGATCTCTCGTTGACGGTCGTTTAGCAGTTCGTCGCTGCTGGTTAGTTTAGTGTGTAGTGATACCAGCGTTGCATGCAATTGGTCATCACCTCGCTCTGCTGCTCGCTCGATCTCACGGCTAACTAATTCATCGTGTTTTTGTTTGCTCATTAGTAGTCTACTCCTCTTTTGCCTAATTTCCTCAGCCATTTCAACAATGGCGCTCTGTTTTTAATACGCATAACCACGCGCTCGGGATCAGTGTGATGCTTTGTATAGTCTAAAATCTCCCATTGTGTATTCATATGGTCATACCAAATCACGTAACCTAGAAAATGCATTGTACTTCCTCCTATGCTGCTTTCGCAATCAATCCTAACATTTTTTTGCCGTGTGCTGGATATGCTACCACAGCTACCGATTTATTCCAACACGCTCGACAGGACGCGCATTTGCCTTGTCTGGTGTACGCTTCGCACACTGTCATACCATCGGCAGCATCGTCTGCGAATGGCACTATGGTGCTCGTTGTCAGACCGTCGATAGTCTCTCCAGTGATGCTATCGGACGACAGACGGACCACTACGTTCGGCAATGCTTCCATCTCAGCGATGACCTCGGCAAACTTCGCAAACTTGTGCATACGCGTAGGTAGCCAATGGTTTACCCATGGTGTGCGCTTCATTACTTCCAGCATCTTTTGTGCCAGCTTGATCGAGTACATATCGCCCGAGTCAAACCACCGGAAATAGCGGTCATTGTCTAACTCTGCGACCATATCATCTACCCATGAATCACGCTTCCAATCCTCACGATTGTGCTCTCGTGGAGCTTTGACATTCGGAAACCTATAGTTTCCTGTCGTGGCATAGCATCCGGCGCATGCTGGCACTAGTTTACCGTCGTCGCCTACGCTACCGGCGCATGTCTTAAGCGCTTCTAGTGACCATGATCGGCATGGCATCTTGCCAGCTTTAGATAGTTTGATTGTCATTAGACTGCTTCCTCTACTTGTGTCATTACTTCAGCCATCAATGCTTCGCGTCTGTCGCACTCAGCGAATACGTGACGCGCTACTTGTGTCCCTACTTCAGCACCGTATGCGTCTAGCGCGAGCATGCCTCTAAGCTGTCGCAATTGTGCATCAGTGTAATGCGGTAGGTCTCTTATGATCTGCTTGCTTGTCTCGTGCATCTTGTGTCGCTCCGTTTCCGTTGTTGATGTGCCCATTATACGCATATTTTTACACTTGAAAACCCTTGTATTTAACTTGTGTCTATGCTAGGCGCTAATGGGTCCTACACTGGCTCACACACTTTGTCAACACTTGACAGCCCGTGTCATCTGTGGTTGCGCCTCGTGTCGCTACACTAGATCCGCTGGCGTGTCAACACTTGACTTCCTGCGCTGACTATGGTTGCGCCTCGTGTCGCTACACTAGTCTGGCCAACATGTCAACACTTGACTTCCGGTGCTGACTGTGGTTGCGACCCGTGTTGCCCTGCACAAAGCGTGCCAATTGTCTGCAAATGTTGATACCGGGGGAGGGTGTTGACTTGTGTTTATAATTGTAGTAGCTTCTCAGACACAAAATAGGTGAAAATTAGGAATATTACCTCGTGTTTTAACAACCGTAAGTCATTGATTAGCCTTGCGGTTGTGACTTGTGGCGCACCAAAGGAAAAATAGCTTGACTTTTGTGTAGACTTGTGTTATACTATAGTTGTAATTTGGGACAATTTGTGTTATGACCGCAGAAATAAAAAAGCGTGGTCGTGGCAGACCCCGGAAGTCAGAGATAGCCGCTGTAAAACCCGGAAACAAAGGGCAAGTGGGTAGACCAAAGGGTGACGCTGCTATCATCAACGAGTACAAAGCTCGTATGCTGGCTTCACCAAAGTCAAAAAAAGTCCTAGAGACGATATTTGATGCTGCTCTGGACAATGAACACAAGAATCAAGCGGCAGCATGGAAGCTAATCATGGACCGTATGCTACCAGTGGGTGCTTTTGAAAAGGACGTAGTGAAAGACGCAGGTAGAAACGCTATTCAGATCAATATTACTGGTGTTGGCACTGTTGACGTGGGTGACAACGAAGTCATCGAAGGGGAAATCGTAGATGAAGCTTAAGTACTTTACTCTAGATGAGTTCAATTGTCAAGTCACGGGTGACAACCGTATGGAACAAGAGTTCCTAGAGAAGTTAGATCGTTTGCGTGGGGGCTGTGGTTTTCCTTTTGTGATCACGAGTGGCTTCCGTCATCCTACAGAACATCCTATTGAAGCTGCCAAGGAAGTTCCCGGCACCCACGCCCAAGGTATTGCTGCTGACATCAGAGTAACCAACGCAGCCGAAAGACACCGCATAGTCAACGTAGCTAACCACATCGGCTTCAACGGCATTGGCATAGCTAAGGACTTCGTACACGTAGACACTCGTGGTACTACACCCGTGATGTGGCTCTACTAACATGATGTACTACACCAAACATAAGACTTTAGCAGACACTTCAGAGACATCTCTGTTCACAGTCCCCGCTGGCTACGTTTTATGGGTTAATTATATATTCATAGCTAACCACGGCGGCAGCACAAACAACGTGTCCTGCTGGTGGGAAGACGGTGCCGGTGTAGACCAGTTGTACTTTCTGGACAATAACTCACTACAAAGTGGAAACAAAGAAATCTTAGGTGGTCAAGCAGATGCACCTATTTTTGTACTCCACAACGGAGACGTAGTAAAAGCACAGACAGGTTCTGTTGGCGACGTAGAGATTGCCTTTACGTTTAAACTGATGAATGAACCTGCGGCTTTTCCTAACTTTAATGGATCTTAACATTGAGCTACTGCCTTGGCAGCAAGAAGTCTGGACGGACGACACTAGATTCAAGATTGTAGCTGCAGGTAGACGTACAGGTAAGTCAAGGCTTGCTGCATGGATGCTGATTGTAAACGCTCTGCAAGCCGATAGGGGTCATGTGTTTTACGTAGCCCCTACACAGGGTCAGGCTCGTGACATCATGTGGCAGACGTTGTTGGAACTAGGGCATCCAGTGATTACTGGAAGTCACATCAACAACCTGCAACTAAAACTGGTCAATGGTGCAACCATCAGCCTCAAAGGTGCTGACAGACCAGAGACAATGCGTGGTGTGTCGTTGAAGTTCCTCGTGTTGGACGAGTACGCAGACATGAAGCCCGACGTATTTGAGCAGATCCTTCGACCAGCACTTGCTGACCAAAAGGGCTGCGCGATGTTCATAGGTACGCCTATGGGCAGAAATCATTTCTACGAGTTGTACAAGTATGCTGAACTGGGTGACGACGAGACTTACAAAGCTTGGCACTTTACTTCCTATGACAACCCTTTGCTTGACCCTAGTGAAATCGACATTGCAAAGAAGTCTATGTCAAGCTATGCGTTTCGTCAGGAGTTTATGGCGTCATTTGAAGCTCGTGGGTCAGAAATGTTTAAAGAGGACTGGGTTAAAGTCTCAGAAGATGAACCAGACGTAGGAGATTATTACATTGCAGTTGACTTGGCAGGGTTTGAAGAAGTCAACAAGAAGCGTACTAAGAATACAAAGCTTGACGACACCGCAATTGCTGTGGTCAAGGTCAGTCCTAATGGTTGGTACGTTGACAATATTATTTACGGGCGATGGAGCCTTGACGAGACAGCAGCCAAAATTTTTCAGGCAGTACGAGATTACGAACCAGTCAGTGTGGGTATCGAAAGAGGTATTGCTAAGCAAGCTGTAATGTCGCCTCTGTCGGACCTACAGAAACGCTACGGGACATTCTTTAGAGTCGAGGAGCTAACTCACGGTAACAAAAAGAAGACTGACAGAGTTATGTGGGCACTTCAGGGGCGGTTTGAGAATGGCTACATAACACTGAACAAAGGAGAGTGGAACGCTAGGTTCTTGGACCAGTTGTTTCAGTTTCCAGACCCACTAACGCACGACGACTTGGTGGACGCTTTGGCTTACGTCGATCAGCTTGCAAACGTAGCGTATGACTATGAATACGAAATTGACGACCATGAAATCTTAGACGTGGTAGCAGGATACTAATTATGAGTGAACTATACGAGCAGGACCCTTTGATGGTCGAAGAGACTATCGAAGACTGGGTAATCACCAAGTGTGAAGACTGGCGTGACTACTACGAGTCAAACTACGAAGCACGTTTTGAAGAGTACTACAGACTCTGGCGGGGACAATGGGACCCAGCAGACAGCGAACGTAAGTCAGAACGTAGTCGCATCATCTCTCCTGCTCTCCAGCAAGCCGTTGAGTCCAACGTAGCTGAGCTAGAAGAAGCCACCTTTGGGCGTGGCAAGTGGTTCGACGTAAGTGACAACATGGGTGACACAGAGCGCCAAGACGTGATGTTCCTGCGTAACAAACTCATGGAGGACTTTGAGGACTGTAAAGTTCGTAAGTCAGTCGCAGAGTGTCTCATCAATGCAGCTGTGTTTGGCACAGGTGTCGGTGAGATTATCATTGAAGAAATGAAAGAGATGGCTCCAGCAACTCAGCCCATCATGGGTGGAGACTTGCAGGCTGTTGGAGTCAACATCATGGAGCGTGTCAAAGTTAAGCTGAAGCCTGTGTTGCCACAGAACTTCCTTATTGACCCTGTAGCTACGTCCGTTGAGGACGCTATGGGCGTTGCTGTGGACGAGTTCGTAAGCAGACATCAGGTAGAGCTTCTGCAGGAACAGGGCGTCTACAAGGACGTATACGTAGGCTCTGCAGCACCTGACGCAGACCTTGAGCCTGATCAAGACATTACTATCTACAACGACGACAAGGTGCGTCTAACGAAATACTACGGTTTAGTCCCACGAGAAATGCTTGAGAAAGCTATGCAGGACGAAGACGAAGAAGTAGTAGAACTGGAGAAGAAGGCTGAGTCAAAGTACGTAGAGGCAGTAGTTGTTATTGCCAACGGTGGCATCTTGCTGAAAGCAGAAGCTAACCCATACATGATGCAGGACAGGCCCATTGTAGCCTTCCCGTGGGACGTTGTACCCGGTAGATTCTGGGGACGTGGCGTGTGCGAAAAAGGCTACAACAGTCAGAAAGCACTAGATACAGAGTTGCGAGCTAGGATAGACGCTCTGAGTCTTACGATACACCCCATGCTTGCCATTGACGCTACACGTCTGCCTAGAGGAGCAAAACCAGAAGTACGTCCGGGTAAGATGATATTAACTAGTGGAGACCCGCGTGAAGTTTTACAACCGTTCAATTTCGGACAGGTTAATCAAATTACATTTGCTCAGGCAGGAGCTTTGCAGCAAATGGTACAACAAGCTACAGGAGCTGTCGATTCAGCTGGAATCGCAGGTCAGGTCAATGGAGAGGCAACAGCTGCTGGAATCAGCATGTCTCTTGGGGCTATTATTAAGCGTCACAAGCGTACTCTCATCAACTTTCAGCAGTCTTTCCTGATTCCATTTGTCAAGAAAGCTGCCTATCGGTACATGCAGTTTGACCCTGAGAACTACCCCGTAGCTGACTACAAGTTCAACGCAAGCAGCACACTGGGTATCATCGCTAGGGAATACGAGGTGACACAGCTGGTACAACTACTACAGACCATGCAAAAAGACTCACCACTGTACAACACACTGATCCAGTCAATCATTGACAACATGAATCTATCTAACCGTGAGGAACTTCTGGCGGCTATGGCACAAGCTATGCAGCCTAACCCAGAAGCTCAGCAGATGGCACAAGCAGCACAGCAGGCCCAGCTTGAGTTCCAGCAGTCCCAGACAGCAGCTTTGGCTGCTCAGGCTCAGGAGTCAGCAGCTAGGGCAGGCAAACTTGTTGCAGAAGCCAATGCTGTACCTCAAGAGTTGGAGATAGACCGCATCAATGCCATCACTAGGAATCTACGTGAAGGCGATGCAGAAGACAAAGAGTTTGAAAGACGTATGCGCGTTGCTGAAACTCTCCTTAAAGAACGTCAGATTAAAGGTAATCAAAATGCTAACAGACCAAGAACTGAAGAGCCTACTGCGGCAGGTGGACAGCTACCTAGAACCTCGTTGGGAACTCCTCAGAGACTTAGACCGCAAGGTGGAGGCACTAACTAATGTCAAAGGAGAAGCACCCAAGCCTCAAGCGAGCAGGAGTAAGCGGGTTCAACAAACCAAAGAGGACTCCTAATCACCCAACTAAGTCTCACGTAGTTGTAGCTAAATGTGATGACGGGAGTATTAAGACCATACGGTTTGGTCAGCAAGGCGTTAGTGGTGCAGGTAAGAACCCGAAAACTGCTAAAGAAAAAGCAAGGCGTAAGTCGTTCAAAGCTAGACACGCTAAGAACATCGCCAAAGGAAAATGCTCAGCAGCGTACTGGGCAAACAAGGTGAAATGGTAATGGTTAAGAAAGGACTCTATGAAAATATACACGCCAAGCGTAAGCGTATTGCAGCCGGAAGTGGCGAGAAGATGCGTAAACCGGGTTCAAAAGGCGCACCCAGTGCAAAAGCCTTCAAACAGGCCGCTAAGACAGCAAAAAGAGGCAGAAAGTAGTGGCAACAGGCGTAAAACACTTTAAGAAAGATGGGACTCTCCATACCGGAGGAACTCATAAGATGCCTAACGGTGAACTCCACTCAGGAAAAACCCACGGCAAAACATCGGTGAGACTTTATCACCTCAAAGACTTGACAGGCAAAGCAAAGGAGAAAGCAATGAATTACGGTCCCAAGAAGAAAAAGAAGCCTACAAAAAGAGGTAAATAAAAGCTTGACTTTACTACAAAAGTATGCTATACTATAACTGTAGTAATACATAAAGGAAATCAATGAACACTGAGCTTGAAACTTATTTTGACAACTACAACGAACTCTTCAATCACGAAGGTTTCAAACAACTCGTGCAAGAACTTTCCAGTAATGCAACACGACTTGCTGACATTCAGTCAGTCAAAGATGCAGAAGATCTACACTTTCGTAAAGGCCAAGTTGCTGCTTTGGCTTCTGTAATCAATCTTCCAGATACGATTGCAGCTGCTAGAGAACAAGCAGAAGCTGATAACGAAGAAGTAGAAGTAGATGTATAAAGTTTATGACTTTAGATGCCCTAATGGGCATGTAGTAGAAAAGTTTGTCCCTAATGGCACTAGGATCAGTAGGTGCGATTGTGGTGCTAAAGGGACACGTATGGTATCTGCTCCGGCTTTTATCCTAGATGGGTCTAGTGGGGACTTTCCCGGTAGACACATGAGGTGGGTAAGAGAACACGAAAAGGCAGGCCAAAACAGCAACCTCCATAATGACTAAGATCACGGAGTTTAATCATGTCAAGAGCAACAATGGTTGACTTGCCTCCCGAAGAGGAACAAGCAGACAACATTGAAGAAAACGAAGTAGACGAGATTCAGCAGGTAGACGCTGAGCAACCTCAACAAGAAGAACCTACAGTACCAGAGAAGTACCAAGGCAAATCGCTAGAAGAAGTGGTACAGATGCACCAAGAGGCTGAGAAGCTACTTGGGCGTCAATCATCTGAGGTAGGTGAACTTCGTAAAGTTGTGGATGATTTCATTACGACTCAATCACAACAACAAGCACCTCAACAATACGTTGAGCCTGAAGACGATATTGACTATTTTACGGACCCTCAAGCAGCAGTTAATCGTGCTATTGAGAACCACCCGAAGATCAGAGAAGCTCAAGAGTACTCTGCTCAATACAAGAAGCAGACATCTCTTGCGATGCTGAACAGCAAACACCCGGACATGCAGGACATCCTGAAAGATCCTAAGTTTGCTGACTGGATCAAAGATTCTAAGATCAGGACTCAGTTGTTTGTAGAAGCTGACCAACAGTACAATGCTGAAGCTGCTGATGAACTGTTTACTCTCTGGAAGGAGCGTAAGAACATTGCACAGCAGACCGCTGCAGTTGAAAAACAGTCGCGGAAGCAACAACTCAAGGCAGCTAACACAGGCAATGCACGAGGCAGTGCTGAAGGTAGTCGTAAGAAAGTTTATCGCAGGGCCGACATTATTAAACTTATGAGAACAGACCCTGAGCGTTACCAAGCTTTATCAGATGAAATCTTAAAAGCATACGCAGAGGGTCGAGTCAAATAATCTAAAGGAGATTGTGACTAATGACTACTGTAGCTTATCCGGGTGCAACAGGCATTACCGGAAAAACTGAAGCCGATAAGTTTATTCCAGAAATCTGGAGTGACGAGATTATCGCTGCTTACCAAAAGAACCTCAAGATGGCTCCTCTTGTCAAGCGTCTAGCAATGACGGGCAAGAAGGGTGACTTGATCCATATTCCTAAGCCAACTCGTGATGAGGCAAGCGCAAAAGGTGAAAATCTAGCAGTAAAAATTATTGCTAACACTGAGTCAGAACTGACTGTCAGCATTGATCGTCACTTTGAGTACTCACGACTCATCGAAGACATTGTTGAAGTACAGGCTCTTAATAGCCTTCGTCAGTTCTACACTGAAGACGCTGGCTATGCGCTGTCGCTTAAAGTAGACACAGACCTTATGAACTGCGGTACTGGTTTTGGCGATGGTACGAGAACTGCTGCGCCAACCGACGGTGCTAATTGGGAAAACAGCAACAGCTACTACTTTGATGGTACTTCTGGTTTGACCATCTATACCGACGACACTGTTGCTACAGGCGACAACTTTACGGACCTTGGTTTCCGTGAAGCCATCAAGCTCATGGACGACGCTAACGTACCTATGGACGGACGAGTAATCGTAGTTCCTCCTGCTGTACGTAAGTCAATTATGGGTATTGAGCGCTATGTGTCTTCTGACTTTGTTGGTGGACGTGGTGTTGAGTCTGGCCTCATTGGTAACTTGTACGGTGTAGACGTCTACGTTTCTAGCAACGCTCCCATCTTAGAAACTGCTGCTCAAAACACGGGCGGCCAAGTACGTGGCTGTATGTTCTTCCACAAGGACGCTATCGTTCTTGCTGAGCAGATGTCAGTACGTTCACAGACGCAGTACAAGCAAGAGTACCTCTCTACGCTTTACACTGCCGACACTCTCTATGGTGTCGAAACTTACCGTCCAGAAGCAGGCTTTGTCCTCGCTGTACTTGACGAGTAAAACTCTAGGGGGTCTTAATTGGCCCCCTCTTTTATTCCTAGCTGGAGCAATCTATGGGTATCTTTAGAGGTACAGGTGGCACTGGTGACGCTACTACAGACGCAGTAGCTTCACAGGTTGGTGAAGATGCCGCCACTGCTTCAGCTAAAGCTAATGCAGCCGCTAGTTCAGCTACAGATGCAGCCAACAGTGCAACTGATGCTGAAACAGCAAAGGACGCTGCAGTAGTTGCACAAGGTGCTGCTGAGACTGCTGAAACAGCCGCAGAAACCGCTCAGACTGCTTCAGAAGCTGCCAGAGATTTAGCACAAGGCTACAGAGACACAGCCTCTGGTCACGCTACAACAGCCACTACAAAAGCCTCAGAAGCATCTGACAGCGCAGCTGATGCGTCGAAGTTAGCAGTAACCGCAGAAGACACTCAATACACACTAGCTGATACAGTTACTACAGGTTACTCAGCCCTACACTACAATGCTAAAGCTCAAGCCGCCAAAACAGCCGCAGAAACTGCACAGACAGCAGCAGAATCTGCTAAAGCGGATGCAGAAACAGCTGAAAGCAATGCTTCTACGTCAGAGTCCAACGCTTCAGCCTCCGCAACCAACGCATCTAACAGTGCAACAGCGGCAGCAACTAGCGCAACAGCAGCTGAAGCAGCAAAGGACGCAATCGACGGACTTTACTTAGGCGCACAGTCGTCCAACCCAACGGTGGACGGTAATGGCGCTGCGTTGACTGTAGGTGACTGGTATTTTAACACTTCTGACAACAGCACTCGTATCTATGACGGTTCTGCATGGGACACAATTAACCCTAACCTTATCGGTGACTCATCGCCACAACTGGGTGGAGACTTAGACCTCAACAGTAACAACATCACTGGCACAGGCAATCTAAACCTTACAGGCAACATTACTCTGTCCGGTACTGTGGATGGACGTGACGTTGCTGCTGATGGGACTAGACTAGACACAATAGAAGACAATGCAGACGTAACGGACGCAACTAACGTAGAAGCAGCTGGCGCTCTGATGGACTCAGAGGTCACTAACTTAGCACAAGTCAAAGCATTTGACTCTGCTGACTACGCTACTGCTGCACAAGGTGCTACTGCTGATGCAGCACTTGCTGCTTCCGCTGTGTCAGCCTATGGCTTAACTCTGATTGATGACGCAGATGCAGCCACTGCCAGAGGCACACTGGGTTTAGGTACAGCAGCAACTACGGCTTCTAGTGATTATGCTACTGCAGCTCAAGGTGCAACTGCTGACGCAGCTTTAGCAGCCTCTGCTGTATCTGCTTATGGCCTGACACTGATTGATGATGCTGACGCAGCGACTGCTAGAGGCACGTTAGGCTTAGGGACAGCAGCTACAACAGCTTCTAGTGACTACGCTACGGCAGCACAGGGTGCACTAGCAGACTCAGCTTTACAATCAAACTCAACACTTAACGCAGACAACATGACAACAGGTACGCTCGACGGTGGAGTATACTAAAGGGATAAACAATGGCTACAACGATTATTACTAAAAATGGCTCAGGTGCTCCTACAGCAGATGATCTGTCAGTTGGCGAGCTTGCTGTAGACTTAACTAACAAAAGACTTTACTCTAAGAACTCAAGCAACGCTGTTATTGAGCTTGGGGTTAATGCAGCAGCTGACACTACATTTGGTGACAACGTAAAGGCAGTCTTCGGTGATGGCTCTGACCTACAGATTTATCACACTGGAACTTACAGCCTAATTGCAGACACTTCTGGTACTGGCCCGTTACGAGTGGTAACAAATACGTTCCAGCTAAACAATGCCGCAGATACGGAAAACATGATTAATGCGGCTGAAGGCGGCGCAGTAACTCTGTATAATGCAGGCAACGCCAAACTAGCCACCACCTCCACAGGCGTAGACGTGACGGGCACTGTGACTGCTGATGGTTTGACTGTTGAATCGTCTAGCGATCCTACTTTGATTACGTTAAGACATACAGGTAATACCTCTGGGTTCGTCATTAAAAACTTCAGCGGTGCTGAATCTCAGCTTGTTAATGTCGATAACGGCCCAATGGTTTTCAAGACCAATGATACGGAAGCCATGCGTATCGACTCCAGCGGCAACGTCGGGATTGGCATTACGCCGCAGTCGTTTGCAAAACTTCAAGTAAAGACTGCTACTGACCGTAACGTGTCCATTTTTGATAACGCCGCTGGTGCGACTATTTGTGGCATTACTGATGCAGGTGCGTCTACAAGTTTGCGATTAGCTGGGTCTAATCTTATTTTTACAGGCGATGGCGGTGGCGGCGCAGAAGCCATGCGGATTGATACCTCTGGCAACGTCGGGATTGGTACGCAGAGTCCAGTTAGCCCTTTAACAACCAGCATTGGTGCAGGTTCAGCCGGTTCTTTAAATAACCAAATTGCAATGACGCACAGTGGTGCTAGTAATTCGTACCATATAAAAACTATACGAGCTACAGCAAATGACGAACCCGCAGGTTTAGCTTTTGTAGAAAACACCACAGAACGCATGCGCATCGACTCAAACGGCAACTTGCTTGTGGGTACCACAGACACAAGCCTTTATAACAACACCTCTGGCGGCGGAATAGGTTTGATGGCCGATGACCGGCTGGACGTTGCAAGGGATGGTGATGTCGTAGCCACGTTCAATCGGATGACTAATGACGGTTCTATAATTCAGTTTTACGCACAAGGCGCATTAGAAGGCTCTATAGATGTTTCTGGTAGCACTGTTTCGCTCGTTGGTTTTTCTGGCGCACACGCATCAAGCGGAGTTGACGTTACTACCGCCAAAGGAACAGTTGTTAGCACAATAGACCAAGAGCATAAAAGTAATCACGCAAAGATAAAAGTTTCAGACTCAGAAGGTGACGCCAGAGTCTACGGCGTTATAGACCGTATTTCCGAAGAAGGGGACATTATTGTTTCTGGTGTGGGTATTGGTGAAGTAAAAGTCACAGGAGCTTGCGCTGGTGGCGACTTGCTTGAATCTAACGGTGATGGCACAGCCAAAGTGCAGTCAGATGACATTATAAGAAGTAAAACAATCGGAAAAGTAACAATCGGAAATAGTGATGAAGGTGTGAAGTTAGTTTCATGCGTTCTTTACTGTGGCTAATCAGGAGAACATTTAATGGCTACTTGGGCAATCAAATCAATGAACAGAACGCTCGTTGAAGGCGACTTGAGCGACGTTGTAACGACCTTGCATTTTGAATGCACGGACAGCGAGACAGTCGGGGACGTAACCCACAACGGACGAGTGTACGGCACTGTTGCACTCGAATCCCCTGACGCCGATAACTTCACCGCTTATGCAGACATTACCGAAGCAGACGCTATTGCGTGGGCTAAAGCAGTCATCGGTGCTGAGCAAGTGACGGCATACGAAGATGCAGTCGCTAATCAGATTGAACTCAGCAAGAACCCAGTAGAAGGCAGAGGAGTACCGTGGTAATGGAACTAATCGACTTATTCAACATTGCGACAGCAGCAGTGACCTTAGCCTCGGCAATCACAGCCGTGACGCCGACTCCAAAAGACGATGCTATGGTAGCGAAATGCTACAAGGTGCTAGAATACTGCGCTTTAGTAATTTTTAAGGCGAAGCAGTGACCGAGCAAGAGCGTAACCTAGCCCTCGACGCTTTAGAGCGGATCGCAGCGCATGAAAAAGAGTGTGGTGAGCGTTGGGCTGAAGCAGTAGTAGAACTCCGTGAGCT